TTCGATACCGCAACTCGGAAACTTCATAGATTACGAGGGTCGGAAGATGACTGCAAGTGCTTCGTTTCGACTAAAGTGTTTGATGGCAGAATTAGACATACATGGTATGGAACATCCAATCATACTGTCCCCAACAATTGCATATAGTGTTTCTGTAGGACATCAACGAGTATGGTATGCTAAAACAAAAGGTTATACACATATAGATTGTTACGAAGTACCCGATCAAGCGACGTGGGAGAAAGTCTATACATATACACAATCACATGACTACTGGCAAAAATATTCTACAAGCGACAAACATCAACTACCCGAAATATCATAGAGAGATAGATTTATCCACAGTAACCTACAAGTGGGATAATGTACCTGTGGAAGAATGGACGGATTATGCAGACGAGAAAGGTATACCATATAGAAAGCTTTTCTCGGATTTATCGGAAAAAGGTTTGTTGTATCCTGTGATAGTTCGTGATTTAAAAAACAATGGCGTGTTGCGAAAATATCATTGTGGGGGTCGAAGGATTATATGGGCGAAACGTTCTGGTTATACACATATCAGTGCCTATCTTGTATCTGATTGGATAAGCGAAGAAGGGCGTTCTAAAATAAATGAGATTGTGAACGACCAATGGTTTCGAATTGACTAAATACTAAGATATGAATAAAGTTCGAGGAATACGTTAGAATCCCGTCCTGGGATTGATTATAGATTTATAATCATATTTACAAAGGAGAATACATGTTAAGATTAATTACCCTTACGGCAATTGGTATGCTGTTTTTCACTTATGGTGCAATGGCAACTGAGATTATACCGTATGGTACTTTCAACTATAAACTATCACATGATCAAAATTCTTCTGGCACAGCATATAGTAAACTAGAAAACAATGGTTCAAAAGTAGGCGTAGAGTTTATCGACTTAGGCGCTGAAGGTGACGTTGTTACTGGTTTTGCAAAGTTAGAAGTTGGTCTTGATGTTGACGATAGTGGTTCGGATACTTTTGATAGTCGTCTTGCATACGTTGGTTTAGAAAACAACGGTGGTGCGGCACTATCTGTAGGTCGACAATCACACCCATTAGGTAATGTAAACAAGACAGCTAACTTCGAAGTGTATGGCAGTAATGCGATATGGAAGTATGCTGACCGTTCAAGTAATTCTGTAAAGTTTGCTTTGGGCGGACTAGAAGCAATGACAATCATTGATGGTTCATCAGGTGAAGATGGAATGGATGAATGGGAAGTTTCTTATTCACATTCAATGGCGGGTTTTGATATCGCCGCTGGTTATGCTGATGATGTAGTAAATGACATTTCGTATTGGGGTGCAGGTGCATCCACAACTGTAGGCGATATTACAATCGCTTCAACGTATACATTGAAAGACGCTGCGACAGACCTACAAGGTATGGAAGCAACTGTCGGATGGAAAGACGTTACAGTTGGGTACGGAGATAAAGAAGGTACTGGAGTGTATTATACTGCTGGGGTATCTCACGGTATAAATGATAATCTATCCGTCTATGCTGAATATCAGCATGATGACGTAGATAGTGGCACAGATTTAGACCACTATTCGATAGGTACTAAATTTACATTCTAATAACATTAACAAAGGAGAAAATTCATGGAAAAATGGATCAAAGATATTAGCGCTTGGAAAGATTACGGACTGATTTTATTAGCAGTTTGTCTCTTTACAGGAATATTAGCACCACTCGCTGTTGTGAAGTGGGGACTAATCGCTTGGATCGCTGCTAACTTATGGCAGAGATATAGCAAATAGGAAACATCATGACTAAAAAAATCATATATGTACTAATTGTTATTGGTGCTTTTTGGTTAGGTCATTATTATGGTGAACAGACACTTGATGTCATTGACGAAGTGCCTGTACCAAAAATCATAATTGAAATGCCATCAGCAGATGATGACATAGAAATTGAAACACCTACTGCTTCGGAAGAAGTGAGAGGTTAATCATATCGGCCGTATCGTTTCATAAGGATTGACTTTAGTCTTTCCCAAACGATACGGTCATAAACTTGCTGACCAGTTCTTGGTTCTCTCATTGCAAGTTTATCGTATTTAAGTTTACACTTTAAAATTTTTTCTAACAGATTTAATCGCACAGACGACAACTCCAGTTACCTGTAAAGGTCCAACCTGTTAATAATTCACCATCAAGATATTGTCCTATAAAAAAGGGCACTAAAAGTGCCCCCAACGAAAGTAGGATAACTAATCCTATACTACTAAATCTTTTCATTTAATTTAAATATAAAGGTCCTGTCCAACACATTGGATAATTTCCTTTAAGAACATTACCTCTAGGTGCATTGAGAGCAGGTTTTGCCCAACCAGCAGGTTTCAAAACATCACCTTTTACGAAGTGTTTAAAATCCTCTTTTACAATAAAAGCATGAACCGCATTTTGTCTAATTATTTTTATGTACTTTGGTCCTTCTTTTACAACCCATGAGTTAGCAAATTCTTCTTTCATGCTTTCAAGTTTAGTGCCACTATTGTAGTCTTCAATAGAAGCGTTAATTAAATTTTGAATACCGTCTTTGATATTCTGTGCAGGTTGTACTTTAATCATAATATATCTCCTATTGTTGTATTTGGTTAAATCTTGCCCAATGCATATTGCCTTGTGCATTATCAAATGTTACATCCTCATAAGTGATTGTACCTTCAGGATGTTTTTCAGTATCAACTTGCATTACTGACACCTCATAATCTTCCGTCATAGGAACTTGTATGTTATCAATCTTAGCGTCACGAAGAATAGAATTTAAACCTCGTTTCACTTCAACAGTATCGCCAACTTTTAATATCATAATATAACTTTCTCCTTAATCATTTTAATTTTTTTTGCTTTATTGCCTGTCTTCTTATACCACTTATCATAAACATCTTTTAGAGTTTTGAATTTTCTTTTTGGTATAGATATGTGTACCATATCAAGTTCACCCCAAACAGGTCCTGGTGTTGGGGTGACAGCAAATTCTATATGTACATTCATTACAGTATCCCAAATCCTTGTAATACTAATATTAATAATAAAATAATAATAGTAGTTTGTTGATTGATAATAAATGTATCACCAAATAATTTATATTTCATTACGCAGCCTCCATCAATGAATAAGGCACACGCCACTTACCACCAAGGTTAGTGTCTTTGATAACTGCCTTTGCAGGATTAAGTTTGATGATAACACCAGGTCTCTTACGACCATTGGTTCTACCAAAGACGACACTATCGCCAACTTTGAATTGTGACTTAGAACCTTTTGCTTCTTTGATAGCACATTCTAATAAAAACAAAGAGTCTTTGTTTTCAGGATTTCTAATAAAGTCTAGAATATCAGGTACGTTGTTAAATTCTAATTTCATAATATAGTTCCTTTCGATTATTGTTGTGATTGTTTATCAGAATATAACTTAGTAATGATATTGTTATATTCTAATTTAAGTGTATCGTAGATATCTAAATCTCTAAGAGACTTAACATACTCAATCTTTTCGTCAAAAGATTTAAGTTTATTGTATTCTTCAAACATTTCGTTTTTAGAAGGTAGAGATTGTATAGTCATAATGTATCCTTTCAATTAAATATACTATCATCTTATACTATAAATAGTAGGATGTCAAGAAAATAATAAACTTTTTTTTAAATTAAAAGTGTTATTTTTCAATGACTTAATAAATGGTGCGTCAGTATGTCGCACATGAAATGGAGATTTTATGGGATTTTTTAGTAAATTATGGTCAAGTTGGGGTAAATCAGAGAATGTACTACCACCTAAGAAGAAAGAAACAACAAAGAAAAAGGTAGTCAAAAAGAAAAAGAAGACTACAAAGAAAAAGGTAAAGTAAATGGGCATATGTAATAATTGTGGACACGGTTGTCATTGTTCGAGTGGCGGTTCTTGTCAGTCTTGCGAATGTGCAAACTGTGAGCATGCAGAATAATGGCTAGAGGCCAGACATCAGTAGTATATTCTAGAGGACCAAAGAAACGTACATCTATTGGGGATAGTTCTAGGTCACGACCTAAGAATAAAAATAAAAGGCGCCAACACAAAAGAAGTATAGGGCAAGGTTAATGCCAGCTGTACAACGAGATGGTGACGCCAACAATGCTGGTGGTATAGGTTCTTCAAGCGTTAATGTTAAAGCGAATAGTAAGTCTGTATTAGTAGACGGTTCGTCAGTTAGTCCACATCCACCATCACACACTGGTATCGTGACCGCAAACGGCAGTTCTAAAGTAAAGGTAAACGGAATACCAATCAATCGCACAGGTGACGCTGACAGTTGTCTTCATACAAGAATTGGAGGAAGTTCTAACGTAAATGCAGGGTAACTTGATAAATAGTTATTATGGCAATACTTCAATCAGGATATACAGACGCTCAACGTTCTAACGCTAGTAAAAGGTCAGTTCGTTTATATAAAGATATCTCATTATCTTTTGAAAAGAATAATGCAACTAAAGATGTTATTGTCAAAAAAGATGTTGAGGCAGTTAAACAGTCTGTAAAAAATCTTATAATGACTAATCATTATGAGAGACCTTTTCATCCTGAAATAGGATCAAGTGTAAGAGCAATGCTCTTTCAACCTATTAATCCTATTATTACAAATGTTTTACAAAGAACAATAGTAGAATGTATAGAAAATTTTGAACCTCGTGCTCGTCTTGTATCTGTCAATGCATTTGCTAGACCAGATGTAAACTCATATGAGGTCACAATTAGTTTTTATGTTGTAAATGTACCAGGTGAATTAGTAACCTTAACAACCATGTTAGAAAGAAGTAGATAATGGCAAAAAGAATTAATGTCACAGAGTTAGATTTTGATACCATCAAAGGTAATTTAAAAACTTTTCTGAAACAACAAGATCAATTTACAGATTATGATTTTGAAGGATCAGGTATGTCAACTATATTAGATGTGCTTGCTTATAACACACATTACAATGCTGTCTATGCAAATGTTCTTGCTAACGAAATGTTTTTAGATAGTGCTGATTTGAGAAACAGTATTGTCTCACATGCTAAACATGTAGGGTATACACCAAGAAGTGCAACATCACCTGTTGCGTTTTTAAATGTAACGGTGAATAATGCAACAGGTACAACTTTGACAGCTGCAAGAGGTACAACTTTCACATCAACGGTAGATGGTACAACTTATAATTATCTTGTTAAAGACGCAACAGTAATTTCGCCTGTTGATGGTGTTTATACTTTTTCTAATTTACCTGTTTATGAAGGTACACTTGTCACAAACAAATACACAGTCGATACTTCAAACGCTGATCAAAGATTTTTAATTAAGAATAGTTTAGTAGATACAAACACACTCTTAGTCACAGTTCAAAATAGTTCAAGCGATACTACAACAAACACTTACACATTGTCAACAGATTTGGCAGATATTTCTTCTACATCTAAAGTATATTATCTTGAAGGTGCTGAAGATCAACAATATGAAGTTAAGTTTGGTGATGGTGTTCTCGGTGAAGCTTTATCAACTGGTAATATTGTTACACTATCTTATATTGTTACTAATGCTGAAGAAAGCAATGGTGCAAGTTCTTTTAGTTTATCAGGCACACTAGGTGGTTTTTCAAACGTCACGATTACTACTGCAACTAATTCAGCAAACGGTGCTCAACCTGAAACACCAGACAGTATTCGTTTCAATGCACCAAGACAATACGCTTCACAGAATAGAACAGTCACAGCAAAAGATTATGAGAGTAAAGTAAAATCAATTTATACAAATGCAAAATCTGTTTCTGTATGGGGTGGTGAAGATAATGACACACCTGTTTATGGTCGTGTTTATATTTCTATAAATCCTGTTGCAGGTGCAACACTTACAGAAGCAAAGAAAACAGATATCATAAACAAGTTAAAAGAATTTAACGTTGCAAGTATTACACCTGTCATAGAAGATCCTGAAACAACATCTTTACAGTTAAGTGTAAATGTCAAGTATGACGCAAAGGCAACTACAAAAACTGCTGATAGTATTAAGGCATTAGTAAACTCAGCAATAACAACATTCAATACAAATAATCTTGGACAGTTCGATAGTTTGTTTAGACATTCTAAATTCATTGAGACAGTAAACAAAGTAGATTCATCAATACTATCAAATATTACAACTGTTAAAATGCATAAGTCATTTACTGCTACTACGACTGGCTCAACAACTTACTCAGTTAAATTTAATAATGCATTTTACAATCCACATTCTGGTCATAATGCAAGTGCAGGAGGAATATTAGTATCGTCAGGATTTAAGATTAGTGGTGATACAACTAACGAATATTTTTTAGATGAAGATGGTGCAGGTAATGTTAGATTGTATTATCTAGTTGGTACTACAAGAACATACTCAAATAGTTCACAAGGAACAATCGATTATACGAACGGCACTATTACAATTAATTCTTTACATATTACAGACGTTTCAAACGTTGACGGTGCAACATCAACAAAAGTAAGACTAACAGTCATACCTAATTCAGTTGATATTATACCTGTGAGAAATCAAGTAATAGAAATAGATGAAACTAATTCAACTGTAACTGTATCTGCTGATACTTATGATACAACATCAGGTATAGGTTACACAACAGCAACAAGTTATGCTTCGTAATCTATGGCAAAGTTTACAAAGAAATTAAGTCCTTTAGTAAGTAGACAGTTTCCCGAACACATACAGGCTAATGACCCTTTACTAATTGAATTTATCAAACAGTATTATAGTTTTTTAGATTCTGCTCAAATCACATTATCAAGTGTAAGTGCTAGTGATCAAATACTTTTAGAAACATCAACTGCTAGTAATATAAATTTTCTATCATTAAATGCTACTGACGAAAAAGGTAATGATGAAAATGATTATATTTTAGATGAAGAAGGTTCAATAGGTGAATTTACTAAAGGTGAAACTATCACAGGTCAAACATCTGGTGAGACAGCAACTATACTCGCTGAAGACACAGATAATTTACAATTATATATATCTGCAAATTCTAAGTTTGTAACAGGAGAGACAGTTACAGGCGGCACGTCAGGTGCTCAAGGAGTGATATCAAAGTATAGGGCAAACCCTAACGAGACACTATCACAACTCCTTGAGTACGCTGATGTGAACGATACATTAGATGATTTCTTTTTACAATTTAGAAATTCATTTCTTCAAACTATACCAAATGATTTAACAAGTGGTCTAAACAAAAGACAACTTACAAAAAATATTTTATCTTTATATAAAAGAAAAGGCACAAAGAAAGGCCATGAAATATTTTTCCGTGCATTGTTTAATGAAACACCAGAGTTATATTATCCTACGGTGGATATGCTTCGTATTTCAGATTGTAATTTTGAAACTCAAAAAATTTTAAAAGTAACTTTAGTGTCACCAACAAATGGTGATATGTCTAAACTTACTGGTCAAACAATTACTCAAGCAAATATACCAGGTAATACAACTATTAATCTTGCAAGTGCTGTTGTAGAAACAGCAACAGTAGCAAAAATAACTTTAGGTGATGTTCAAAAAGATGTTGCAACACTAGTCTTAAATAAAAATTCTATTACTGGTACTTTTCAAAATAGTTTAGGTCATTCTATTATAGATGAAACAGATGGTGATGATATCATAGATGAAGATGGTAATAAAATTTTACAACAAACTTTTTCTACAATTACTGGCACAGCAAATGATGATGAAGATGTTACCCTTACTTGTAATATCGAAAGTGTTGCAGATGATGTTATTGTCACTACGTCAGATAGAGGAAGATATTATTCTGTAGGTGAAAATATTCCTGTTGATAATCAAAGAGGTGGTGTAGGACTAAACGCACAAGTAGAAGACGTATCATACGGTAACATAGAAAGTATAATTGTAGAAACTGGAGGTTCAGGTTATGCCGCAGGTGAAGTAATAAGTGTTACAAATCCTACTCATGGTACAGGTCTTGCCGGTGAGGTTGCTGTAGTCAATGGTGGATTCACTTTAGAACAAGATAGTTTAGAAGACGGGGTTATTGCATTAGAAGAAAATGATAGTGAGCAGTTAGTTATGGAACCTGCAACAAACTCAAACACAAATGATGTCACAAAAATTAAAATAACAAATAAAGGTGGTGGCTATCTTTCATTACCTACTCTTGGTGTAACTTCAAGTTCAGGTTCAGGTGTTGCATTGTTTCCTGTATCAAGTAATATTGGTAACTTATTAGACGTAAGAGTTATTGATCATGGGTTTAGATATGAACAAGGACCAACTTTCAAACCTAAAACTCACATGCAAATTGATACGTTATCTGGTGCCTTCACTACAGGCGAAACTGTGTCAGCTACTAACGAAGATAATATTCAATTAGAAAGTTTTGTTGAAAATGATTTTCCTTTACTGTTAGAAGATTTTAGAAATTCTGTTTTTAGATTAGAAGATGATGAAGGTGGTATAGAATTAGAAGATGATACTAGAGGTATAATAGAATTTGAAAATGATACAGACCCAGCTGTTCGTAGAGGTAATCAAATTAGTTTTATTAGGTCTGAATCAAATGAACGATTTGTTGGAACTGAACTAGTTAGTTCAGATGAAGTAGATTATCTTATTGTTACACATGATGGTTCTACTGAAAGTAGATTACAAGATGAGACAACAAATACTGTTACCGCAACCGTAGATAGTTTTAATGGTGACACAAACATTTTAACAGTATCAAGTTCTACAGGAACATTTGATGATAAAGTTACTCTCACAGGTGGCACATCAGGTGAAACAGCGAGAGTGCGAAACGCTGATCAAGCAAGTATGACAAGTAATGCGGGAACAGTAATTGAGACTGATGGTGCATACACTGGTGTTAAAGGTCAAGTTTCAGAATCAACTAAAAAGATACAAGATAGTTTATACTATCAAGATTATTCATACGTTGTAAAAGTTGGTGAAGCTATAGCGGACTGGAGAGAGTATCTTAAATCTGCTGTACATCCTGCAGGATTTTATGTTGCAGGAGAAGTGAGTATTCGTACACGACTTGACGCTAAACTTAAATCAGGTCGTACAATTACCGCAGGTATTGAACAAGATGAGATTATCGAAGCATTCAGAGTTATCTTTAGTGAGAAGATAGGTAGACGTTTAGGTACAACAACTGATGGTACGTCACTTCGTAGTAATCCACAATTAGGTATTGAGGCAGATACGGCTTTTGCTTCTGCTACTAGAGACGTTACATTAAACACAGACATTACATTAGAATTAGGTGATGATAGAGAAACATCATTTAGAACGACTAACGTAAATCAAGGGTTTATCTATGCAGGTGCAAGAATGGATACGATAGGTAAATTTATCTTTAGTGCATTTAGTCATGTACCTGATAGAATATTATTAGACGGAACAGACGGTTCATCTACAAATGCAGGTGATGATTTATTATTAGAAACAGGTGGTGAGATAAAAAGAGAACCTGCAAGTGATACGATGGACTCAGATGCTGCTACAATAACACGAATAAATACTTTAAGACTAACTGGTACTGGCGATACTTCTCTTGATGGTGAGTTAAATCAATTGGGAGATTTTAACACAAAGATTGGAACAAGATATGCTATACCAGCACAAATTAAAACGTCAACTAGTTAGATATGTTGTATAAATAGTTTCAGGAATAAACATGCCAGCAATTATTACAAAAGATTTTAGATTACATAACGCAAGACAGTTTGAGGAAAGTTTTGGCGAGGCTGCTGATACTTACTATCTTGCAATAGGAAGACCTCAAGCATTCGCAGACAATCAAGCATTTAATGATGGAACAGACGCTTCACCACCTACACCAGTAGATGATGTGGGGCAAGTAGAATACTATGCATATGATGATTTTCTATCAGCAAAAAAACTTACGTCATCAGACGTAACTCTTGCGATCCCTAGAAGAAACTGGACAACTGGTACAGTCTATGATTATTATAGACATGATTATGGGGATATCAATAGTGCAGGTTCAGTTATTTCTGCTGATAGTGGTGCAACTTCTTTATATGACGCAACTTTTTATGTAATGAATAGTACATATGATGTATATAAGTGTATCGACAATAATAGTGGGGCTGCTTCAACAGTAGAACCTACTGGTAACAAATCAACAAGTGTATTTACAACTGGTGATAGTTATAAATGGAAATACATGTATTCATTATCTGCTTCTGAACAAGCAAACTTTATGTCAACTGATTTTATTCATGTATCCACAGAAAGTTCAGATGTTTCTACAACTGGTGGTGCAATTGAACATGTTAAAATAACTGCTGGTGGTTCAGGTGGTTCGAACGGTACATATACAGGTGTTACTATACGAGGCGATGGTTCAAGTGGTGAGTGTACAGTAGTAGTTTCATCTAATGCTGTAACAAGTGTGACAATTACAACTGCTGGTTCAGGTTATACTTTCGCAAGTATTAAGGCAAGTGACTTTGGTAGTGTATCTGGTTCAGATATAGATTTCATAATCTCACCTCCTGATGGACATGCAAAAGATGTAGTCACAGAATTAGGTGGTTTCTTTGTAAT